GTCATCGCTGCCGCAGGCAGCGTGAGGTGCGCCATGGGTAAAGCCTCCCGCGACAAGGGCCTCCGGCGTGAACGCGCGCTGGTGGAGATCCACAAGCAAAGCGGCATCGCCGCCGAGCGTGTGCCGCTATCCGGTGCCACCCACTATCGCGGCAATGGCGCCGACATCGACATCTATGCGCGCGGCGCGGCCGAGCCGCCGCTTGTCGCCGAGGTCAAGGCGCGCGCTGATGGCGAAGGTTTCAAGACGCTGGAGCGCTGGCTCGGCACGCACGACGCGCTGTTTCTATGGCGCGACCGTGCCGCACCGCTGGTGGTGGTCCCGCTGCATGTCTGGCTGGAACTGATTGGTCGCGGCCTGCCCGCACCGCAGGTGAAGTCATGACGCGCCGTTCCATGCGTCGGCTCCGTCGCCTCGGCCACTTGCTGCGCAGCCTCTCCATCGGCGCTGTCTTTGCCGGCGGTTTCATCGCGCTCTGCTGGATCGCGGAACTGCTGGTGCTGTCATGACGCCCATCCCCTTGAAAATGACGACGCCCGTCCGGCGGTCGTCATGCAAGCCAGAGCCGGACATCACCCATTCCAACGAGACACACATGAGCAATCGCACCCAACCGGCACAGTTGCGCGAGATGGCCACGGGCCGCGCCTCCTACGCCCTCGAAGCGAAGGAGGCCGCGTAATGGCTATCTCACTCGCATCACTCCGTCGTGGTGGGGACACGCGTCCACCACGCCTGCTGATCTATGGCGTTGCTGGCGTCGGCAAGACCAAGCTTGCCGCAGATGCGCCGAACCCGATCTTTCTGCAAACCGAGGACGGCCTCGGGCGCATTGATGCCGCGACCTTTGGGCTGCTGCGTAACTTTGACACTGTCATGGAAGCGCTGGGCAGCCTCTATTCCGAAGCGCATGAGTTCCAGACACTCGTGATTGATAGCCTTGATTGGCTGGAACCGCTGATCTGGCAGCACACAGCGCAGCAGCACAATCAGCGCGACATTGAAGCCTTCGGTTATGGCAAGGGCTATCAGGCGGCGCTGGATACCTGGCGCACCTTTCTGGATGCAGTGAATACGCTCCGCGATGAATGCGGGATGGGCGTTCTGCTGATCGCTCATGCGGAAATCCGGCGCTTTGATAGTCCGGAAACTGAGCCCTACGACCGCTATCAACCGAAACTGCATCGCAGCGCATCTGCGCTGGTGCAGGAGCATGTCGATGGCGTGCTGTTTGCGAATTATCGCGTCAGCACGCTGAAGTCGGACGTCGGCTTTAACAAGAAGGTCGTCCGCGGCGTGAGTGGCGGTGATCGCCTGCTGCACACCATCGAACGCCCTGCCTTCCTGGCCAAGAACCGCTTTGGCCTTGAAGAAACCCTGCCGCTCGCCTGGGCCGATCTGGCCGCCGGCATTCCCTTCTACGCGGCAGCACCAAGCACCCCCGTCCTCCCAACCCAAGACACAGGGAACTGATCCCATGGCATCCCTCAATGGTACTTTTGATGCGACCGAGGTCGCCCCCGCCGTTCCGCTCGAGGTGCTGCCGCCCGGCAAATACCTCGCGCAGCTGATCGAGAGTGAAATGGCACCGACCAAGGCGGGCGACGGGCAGCTGCTGAAGCTGGTCTTCGAGATCTTGGAAGGTCCCTCCGCGCGGCGGAAGATCTTCGATCAGCTGAACCTGGTGAACCGCAACGAGCAGACGGTGGAGATCGCGCAGCGCACCTTGTCGGCCATCTGCCACGCGGTGGGCCAGATGCATGTCGGCGATAGCGAGCAGCTGCACTTCAAACCGCTGTTCGTGACGCTGAAGGTCGAGCCTGCCGGTACCGACAAATACGGCGTGCACCGCGAGGCGCGGAACAAGGTGTCTGGCTATTCCGCCGCCAAAGCAGGGAGCACCAGTGTTGCGCCGAGCCAAGCAGCGCCAACGCCCCGCCCTGCGACAACGCCCCCGCCTGCTGCGCGCCCGGGCACAGGCGGCACGCCCCCCTGGCGGCGCGCCTGATCGGGAGGGTTGCCATGGTAAGCCTGCCAATCCCGCCAACGCCCACCGTATCGGCCATCTACACCGCCTATGAGGCGGCGGCCGATCACGGCTTTCGGGAACATCTGGGCGCGTCACTGATCGGCACCGAATGCGAGCGCGCCATTTGGTACGGCTTTCGCTGGACTACGCGCGTGAAGCATACGGGCCGGCTGTTGCGGTTGTTCGATACTGGCAATCTGGCGGAGGCACGCTTTGTCGCTGACCTTCGCCGTATCGGCGTTACGGTGCTGGATCTCGATCCAGCCACCGGGCGCCAATGGCAGCTACGCGATACGGGCGGCCATTTCGGCGGCAGCATGGATGCGGTGGCGATCGGCTTACCCGAAGCGCTTCGCACCTGGCATGTCTGTGAATTCAAGACCCATAGCGAAAAATCCTTCCTCGCACTCAAGCGCGAGGGTGTCGCCAAATCCAAGCCGCTGCACTGGGCGCAAATGCAGACCTACATGCATCTGGCGGGGTTGGAACGCGCCTTTTACCTCGCGGTGAACAAGAACACCGACGAGCTCTATCAGGAACGCCTGCATTACGACGCCGAGGCCGCCTTGCGCATCATGGCCAAGGCTGAGCGGGTCATTGCCGCGAACCGACCGCCCGCGCGCATCAGTGACGATCCCGCATGGTGGCAATGCCGCTTTTGCGAGCATCACGCCACCTGTCATGAGGGTGCGATGCCTGAGCGGCATTGCCGGTCCTGCCTGCATGCTTCGCCGATCGCCGATGGCACCTGGCATTGCGCGCGGCACAACCATCAGCTTGGGAGGCGCGACCAGGAGGCTGGCTGCGTCGCGCATCTCTTTATCCCGGACTTCATCGCCGGCGAGCAGGAGGATGCTGGCGAGGATTGGGTAAGCTATCGGCTGCGCGACGGTACAGAGTGGCGCGACGGCGTGCCGGAAGCGCAATCCCAAAGAGTTATCGCGCGAAGCCCCTGCCTTACCTGCGACGGCACCATGTTCCGCGTGGCGCCCGGCAAGGGGCCGCATATCGCTGAATTGATCTGCACCGGCTGTGAGCGCGGTGGTCGCTGGCTCAGCAAGGCAGATGCGGTAACGATGGGGGTGGCGGCATGAACCGCGATCTCCTGGTGATCGTCACCATCAAAAACAATGCGCTGCTGACGGCGATGCGCGCTGCAGGATGTGAGACTGCAGCTGCACTCGCACGCGACAGCGGCGTCTCCTATACCCGCGTCAGCGACTACCTGAAACTCAAGATCGCACCGCTGCGCCAGGACGGAGAATGGCGCAGCTGCATCCTCGCCATCTCGAAGACGCTATGCAGGCTGCCCGAGGATCTTTTCCCGGCGCCCTTCATACGACGGGCGCTGGATACCAACCGCGTTACGCGGGAAGTCGACGCAGAGGATCTACCGGCACTTGTTGGCAGCTCGACCACCTCCATTGCCTACGATCCGGAACGGGCAGTCGCCGTGGGTGCCGCCGTCGGTGCTCTCGACGCCGCGCTGGCCAGCCTGCGCCCGCGGGAGCAGCGCATCATGCAGATGTATTTCGGATTGAATGGCGACGCGCCACAAACATTCGAAGAAATCGCACTGTCGTTCAATATCAGCAAGAACCGGGTACGGCAGATCGTGCTGCGGGCCCAACTCATGCTTTCGGCGCCGAGGCTCGATCTACGCCGGCGCTGCGCGCCGCTCCTCGAGGACGGAATGGAAGGGGCGCAGCGTTGACCCTCTCCCTCCGCCCCTATCAGCGCTCGGCCATCGAGGCGCTCTACGAATATTTCTCCGCCAGCGCAGGAAATCCGCTGGTCGTGCTCCCAACCGGCTGCCATGCGGCTGGGACTCTGATCCTGATGCATGACGGTTCTACAAAATCGGTCGAAGACGTGGTGCCAGGTGACCTGCTCATGGGGCCAGACAGTAAACCACGTCGCGTTCTGCAGCTGGCCCGCGGCCACGAGCGTATGTGGCAAGTAACCCCGAAGCGTGGCGGTGATGCCTTCGCCGTCAACGAGGGCCACATTCTGTCTCTTGCGACAACCAATGAAGGAAAGCCCTATCGCTGCACTCAAGATGGCAGCAGGATCGATAATATCTCCATCCGTGAATATATCACAAAGTCGAAATCATGGCGTCACCTTCGGAAGCTGCGGCGGGTTGCCGTAGACTTCCCGGTCCGCCCGGCACCGCCGTTTGATCCCTGGGCGCTTGGTGTGCTGCTCGGTGATGGATGCCTGACGCATGGTGTGGCGGTCAGCAACCCGGATATAGAAGTACTCGACGGCCTCTGGGCTGAGATGGAACGATACGGGCTTCACTACAGGGCGCGGGAGAATAGCCGCGGTACCTGTTGGGGGGTTGTGTTTTCAAATACCCTCGCTCAGCGTGGAACGCCCAACCGTGTGAAAGCCATCCTCCGTGAGCTTGGCCTTGCCGGTCACGACGCTTCGGAGAAGTTCATTCCCGAGTGCTACAAGGTGGGTAGCCGTGATGTTCGCTTAGAGGTTCTGGCTGGCCTACTCGATACTGATGGTCACCTTTTCGGTGGGACTGGCTTTGACTACATCAGCAAGTCAGAGCAGCTGGCTAGGGACACCACTTTTGTTGCCCGTAGCCTCGGCCTTTGCGCGTCATGCGTGCCCTGCCAGAAATTCGATCAGAACGGCGTTGGCGGCACATACTGGCGTGTGACTATCTCCGGCCACACAGATATGATCCCGACCCGCGTCGTACGGAAACGTGCTGCGCCGCGCCGCCAAAAGAAGAACCCGCTGGTCACCGGTTTCGATTTACAACCGCTGCCGGAAGGCCTTTTCTATGGCTTCTCGCTTGATGGCGATCATCTCTATTTGACTGCCGATTTCACTGTTCATCACAATACGGGCAAAAGCCTCTGCATCGCAGGATTCACGCAGGAGGCGATCGCCGCCTATGGCGACACTCGTGTTCTGGTCCTCACCCATGTGAAGGAGCTGATCCAGCAAAACTTCATGGCGCTGCTGCGCGCCTGGCCGGATGCACCAGCCGGCATCTATTCGGCCGGGTTGTCACGTCGCGACATTCATGCGCAGATTCTCTTTGCCGGCATTCAGTCCATCCACCGCCACGCATACAAGGTGCAGCGCTGCGATCTGGTGCTGATTGATGAAGCGCATCTGCTCGGGCGCAATGACAGCGGCATGTATCGCCGCTTTCTTACGCAACTCAAGGAAATCAATGCCGGCCTCACCAAGGTCGTCGGTTTCACCGCCACACCTTACCGGCTGGATAGCGGCCTGTTGCACGAGGGCGAGGATCGGCTTTTCACCGATATCGCCTATGAGGTGCCGGTGCTGGAGATGATCCAGCAGGGCTACCTCTGCCCGGTGGTCCCCAAGCAGACCACGACCCAGCTTGATGTCGGTGGTGTTGGCACGCGCGGTGGTGAGTTCATCGCCAAGGACCTTGAGGCGGCAGTTGATCGCGATGAAGTGACGCGCGCCGCCGTGGCCGAGATCGTTGAGCACGGTGCGGAGCGTGGATCCTGGCTGGTATTCTGCTCCGGCGTTGCCCATGCGCGCCATGTGCGGGACGCGATCCGCGAGCATGGCATCAGCGCCGAGACCGTCACGGGTGACACGCCCGGGCCCGAACGCGATGGCATCCTGACGGCGTTTAAGGCCGGAAGGCTCCGCTGCGTCACCAACGCCAATGTGCTCACCACCGGCTTTGATGCGCCGGGCACAGACCTGATCGCGCTGCTGCGCCCGACCAAGAGTGTCGGCCTTTATGTCCAGATGGTCGGTCGCGGCACGCGCCTTGCCGAGGGCAAGGATGACTGTCTGGTGCTGGACTTCGCCGGCAATACAGCCCGGCATGGCCCGATCGACACCGTAGATGGCCGCAAGAAGGAACCCGCAGAGGACGGCAAGGCACCGATCAAAACCTGCCCCGAATGCAAAACCATCAACCACGCGAGCGCGCGGCACTGCATCGAGTGCGATTATGAATTCCCACCGCCGGTGGTGAAGGTGGCGCCGAAGGCAGCGTCGGACGCGCTGCTGTCGACGCAGATCCAGGCAGCCTGGTGCGACGTCACTGATATTGCCTATGCGCGGCACGAGAAACCCGGCAAGCCGGCATCACTCCGCGTCACCTATGAATGCGGCCTTATCCAGCACAGCGAATGGGTGTGTTTCGAGCACACAGGATTTCCTCGCGACAAGGCGCTGTCCTGGTGGCGGCGTCGCGCGGGCAATCTACCGCCACCCATGACGGTGGATGAGGCGCTGGCCCAACAGCAGCATCTGCGCCGCCCCATCGCAATCCAAGTCCGGCCCACGGGCCAATACACCGAAATCACCGCAGTGAGGTTCATGTGAAATGCGCTGCCTGTCGTTTGCGCACTGCGCGCTGCTTTGGCTGGTTCGATCCG